CGATTCTTTTTCGGAAGTAGTCATCTGATTTAGCATATTTAATAAATATTCTTTGTTATTCAATGAATACTTTCCTCGCATGAAGTCAATATGTCCTAGTGTATCTTTCCTACGAATCATTAAATATTCTGGTACATTATTATTAATTCGAAAAACAATGACTCCAATACTTGTAATTGGTAATTTACATTGATGATATAAATGACCATTCTTGCCGCAGTTATTACAATAAATTTCGTTTTGCATATACGGATTATCTATTTTATTATATTGTAGTTTGTTTATATAGTTTCATTGTTCAAATAATGGATCAAGAATATATAAATCATCTAAAAAATACTTATTTACCAGACGAATTTGCAGTATTGGATCACGAAAAATTCAATCCTGAAGTATGGGGTCCTCATTATTTGTTTTTCTTACAAACTATAACACATACATATCCTTTAATGCCAAATTCAGTGACAAAACGAAAATATTATGATTTAATACAAAATATGCCTTTGTTTATTCCAAATAGTAAAATAGGGGACGAATTTAGCAAACTTTTGGACAATTTTCCGATTTCTCCTTATTTAGATAATCGCGATTCTTTTATTCGTTGGGTTCATTTTATACATAATCGAATTAATAAAATGTTAGATCAAGAAGAATTAACTTTATTTGAAGACTTAGATGAATATTTTTCACATTATAAACCAAAACAAGTCCAATTATCGGAAAAAATAAATATCAAAAAAGAATACATTATTGGCGGATTTACTTTTATTTGTATTATTTTCATTATTTATTTATATAATTAATTTTTTATACAAAAAAAAATGTCGCGTTTAATTAATGAATACTATCAAAAACCAAACTATATTATTTTTTGTCATGTTTATTGTCGGAATTTTATTTAATCCAATGAATATACTTGTATATTCATTCTCAGATTTGTATTTATCACTAACTCTTATATATGGAGGATTGTTAATGGCTTCCAATATGATATGGAGTCATGAAATTGTACATTACTTAACAATGGGACATTTTAATCAAAATGTTTTTACATGCGGTATTGTTTTATCTATTTTTTCGTGTTTTTTACTTCGAAGTCAATTGTTCGTTGGAGGCGACAATTGGTTGAGAAGAATGATAGGACATCATTCGACTGCTTTAACCACAACAAATCAATTACTCAAAAACAAGAAATATTTAGAGAATGATAATATTTATCGATTAGCAAAAGATATTATTTATACACAGACAAATGAAATTAAAACAATGAAAAATTTTTTATAACCATAATATAAGTATGCGTATTGAAATTTGGTTATTATTAATTACAGGAGCGGTATTGTTCCATATTTATACTGATGGTAAATATACAAAAAATGTAATGATGTATAAAAAATATTTTAAGATGGGGGGTGTTGTTGTAGGTGCATTTGTTATTTATATTTTATTGAAAAAAAATCCGGCAAATGCTGAAAATATTATTCGCACTTCCAATGAATATTTAAAATACATGCCTATTGACAAAAATACGTCTTCTATGTTATCTCCTATCTTGGACTTTACCTCAAAACAAACCTATTCAGGAAGTGAAGAACATCCAATTGTTCATGTTCCCAATGCCCAGTCACGAGCCCAGAATGTCATGATGAAATCTGGAAAAAAAGGAACCAAACGATCGGTTAGTGAAACGAAAAAGAAATTTGTAGCTTCTCGACAAAATTGGAAGTGTAATGGTTGTAATGATCAATTGAATGCATGGTTTGAAGTAGATCATGTAGTTCGGTTAGAATATGGCGGAAGCAATCATGTTGATAATTTAGTGGCAATGTGTCGCGAATGTCATGGGCAAAAAACAACTATAGAAAATTTGTAAATGTTAAACTAATCAAATCGAAATATACGTGTATTGTATATACGTATATTTATGATAGAAAGTAAAACCGAAAAAGAAGAAAATAAATCGAAAACTATCTTGATTCGCCGAGATAAAGAAATTCCTTTTATAAGCGATGTGCTCAGTAATATTCCAAAAAATTCCAATGAATTTTTGAGAAAAAAAGAACACATTGAATATGAAGATGAAAAACGGAACAAGGATTCTTCTTTCTTGTATCCCACATTAAATGATCCGAACTTTGCCTACAAAATTGCTAGTCACCAAGAATTTTCGGATACAAAATACGATGGCGAATTACGAGATATTCGAGATTTTGCGAATAAAATGTGTGGAGCATCTTTTGAATTGTTACCACATCAATTATTTGTCAAGAATTTTCTCTCATTTCAAACCCCGTATAATAGTCTTTTGTTGTATCATGGTTTAGGCAGCGGTAAAACATGTAGTTCTATTGGTATTGCAGAGGAAATGCGAAATTATATGAAACAAGTTGGCATTAAACAACGTATTATTGTTGTGGCCGCACCCAATGTTCAAGCAAATTATAGATTGCAACTGTTTGATGAACGGAAATTGCGAGAAGTAGATGGTATTTGGACAATTGATTCTTGTGTCGGAAATGCATTTATTGAGGAAATCAATCCAACTAACATAAAGGGTATTTCGCGTGAAAAAATTATTAGTCAAGTGAAAACGATTATCAATCAATATTACGTTTTTATGGGTTACGTCGAATTGGCAAATTTTATTCGAAAAAAAGTTTCCATTACAAATGTAAATTTGACTTTTGACGATAAGCGAAAATTGGAAATACAAAATATGAAAAGATTTTTTAATAATCGTTTAATTGTGATCGATGAAGTTCATAATATCCGTTTAAGTGAAGATAATCAAGACGACAAGACGGGTAAATTATTAATGGATTTGTCGAAACATTGTAATAATATGCGTTTATTGATGTTGTCGGCAACACCTATGTATAATTCGCATAATGAAATTATTTGGTTGACCAATTTAATGAATGCGAACGACAAACGAGGATTAATTAAAAGTATTGAAGTATTTAATAGTGACGGTACATTTAAAAAAGGAAAGAAAGACGACAATGGAAATATATTGGAAGAAGGGGGCGAAGAATTATTGCATCGTAAATTAACTGGATATATATCCTATGTACGTGGCGAAAATCCATATACATTTCCTTATCGTATTTATCCTCACGTTTTTGCACAAGAAAGAACATTTTATAATTCAAAAGATGTTACTGGAAATCTGTTAAAGGCAGGACAAGCAATTATGGGTAATAATGTGAAACAAATAAAACTACCAACCGTGCAATTAAACGGTAAAACGATTAAGGAACCTTTGACACATTTTCCTTTATATATAACCAATATTGGTAGTTACCAAGAAAAAGCATATAATTTAATCATTGAAACAATGAAAACCGAAATAGACAAAACAATGGATTTTGACGAGTTAGACCGGTTTGGGTTTCGCAGATTACAATTACCATTAGAAGCATTGAATATTGTTTATCCTAGTTCCAATTTGGACAATCAAATTCAAAAGGGGAAATTACAACAAGATGAAGATGAAAAAGAGGATGAAGATGAAAAAGATAATCTTCACGATCCACGAGCAACTATGGTTGGAAAACGAGGCATGAAGTCAGTTATGAACTATACCGACGAATCAACCCAAAATATTCCAAGAAAATACAACTTTTCTTACAAACCCGAAATTGAAAAAAAATACGGCAGAATATTCCATTCTTCGGAAATTTCAAAATATAGTGCGAAAATTGGTCATATTTGCGATGTGATTAAGAAATCGAAAGGCATTGTATTGATTTATTCTCAATATATCGATGGAGGGGTAGTACCTATGGCATTGGCATTGGAAGAAATGGGGTTTGCCCGTTATAGTTCATCTGAAAATTCGAAAACTCTTTTTGAAAAATCACCTATAGAACCATTGGATGCTTTGACCATGCAACCCAAAAGTAAAATTGGTTCGAAACCATTTTCACGAGCGAAATATACTATGATTACAGGCGACAAGGCATATTCTCCGCAAAACGCACTTGACATTAAGACAATTACTAATGCTGATAATAAAAATGGCGAGAAAGTAAAAGTAGTGTTAATTTCAAAGGCCGGATCGGAGGGATTGGATTTTAAATGTATTCGTCAAATTCATATTTTGGAACCTTGGTATAATACTAACCGTTTAGAACAGATTCTTGGACGCGGGATTCGAAATTTAAGTCATTGTTTATTACCATTTGAAGAAAGGAATGTTGAAATATACATGCATGGAACCGTTTTAGAAGAGAATAAAGACGAAGAAGCGGTTGATATTTACATTTATCGCTTAGCAAAAAATAAAGCGAAGACAATCGGTCGAGTAACGCGGTTAATGAAAGAGACTTCCGTAGATTGCCTTTTGAACATTGATCAAAATAATTTTACTGAACAAAAACTACTTTCTATTGCAGAAAATCAAAAAATTAAATTACACTTATCTACCAACAACCAAAAAATTATTTATAATATAGGCGATAGACCCTATAGTGAAATATGTGATTATATGGAAAATTGTGAATACAAATGTAGAGGTAAAAACGAAACTGTCCAAGAACCGAACAAGGATTTATATTCTATGAACTTTTTACAAGGTAGTAATGGGCGTATTATGAAAAGAATTCGTGAAATATATCGCGATAAAGATGGGCAACATTTTTATGATTTATCACAAATTATTGATATGGTAAATGTAATCAAACAATATCCTGTAGAACAAATATATTCTGCATTGAGTAGTTTTATCAAAAATAAAAATGAATATGTGATTGATAAATACGGGCGCCGGGGAAATTTGATTAATAAGGGAAATATTTATGCATTTCAACCCGTGGAAATCAATGATGAGGGTATTACTATTTTTGAACGAAAAGTACCGATCGATTTTAAACGACCAAATGTAATTATGGAAATCCCCAAAGAATTTGATCATGCAAAACAAAACATTGTTTCTGCACAACAAATGAATTATGAAACTATTTTACGTGAAATTAATTTTAATTTAGAAAATGCAACTACTATACAAAATATACCTTATGGCGAACAAGATTGGTATAAACATGCGAGTAAAGTCATGAATCATTTGCAATTGGTTCATAGAATTAGTTATGAAGATTATGTCAAATATATCATTCATCACAATATTGATATGTTGATGCCTGAAAAAAAATTAATGTTGATTTCTCATTTTTATTCAAAGGTTCGAGAAAAGGATAAAATGGAAGAAGTAGAACAAGAAATACAGTCTTACCTGGAAAATGAATTGATTTCTTACAAAAATAAAAGTGGGTTTTTACTGGTTGATACCAAAAATTGGAAGTTGTATATTCAATCGTCGGAAGATTCGCAGAAATGGGAAGAAGCCGAACCAGAAGATGTAAGGAATTTTGAAGTGTCTGGTGTATTAACTTCAAAAATGAAAGTAGATAGTTTGCAATATTCAAACATAATCGGATTTATTGATATGTTTAAAAATGGTAAAGAAATGGTTTTTCGGATTAAGGATACTGGTCAGATGCAAAATAATACTGGAACACGTATCAATGCCCAAACACCGGGAAAAGGCGATATAATAAAACGATTGAATCAAATTGTTCATTCGAGTGATACTCTAATAGAACCTATGTATAACTTAACAAAGTCAAAGGAAATTATGCAACAAGGTTTGTGTGTTATTGTGGAATTATTATTGCGAGATAAAACCATTAAACAATTTAATAATCAAGTTTGGTATTTAAACCCAGGGAAGGCAATGTATAACCATATCGCTAAATTTAGAAAAGCGTGATCATAATATAAATATAATGTTATTTATATAATGAGTCTGCCAAAAGTAGTGGGTGAGGGTACATATGGTTGTGTTAATAAACAAGCATTAAAATGTAAAAATAAAAACGATAAAAAAGATCCGAACACAGTATCCAAATTAATGACAAAAAAAAATGCGAATGAAGAATTGAGGGAATTTAAATTAATTCGCGAAGCAGATAAAAATGACGAATATCATTTAGGCAAACCAAAATCGTGTTTTCCGGATGATACTTTTGTTAATAAAATGTCAATTGATAAATGCGAAATATTTAATGCGGACGGTATCAAAGATTATAAATTGTTACTTTTAAAAGATGGAGGTATTAATTTAAAACAATTTGCAAATAAAATGAAATCCCAAAATGTTACACCCGAAAATAAGAAAAAAATGGAGGATTTTTGGGTAGAATGTCATCGACTGTTTATTGGATTAAAGGATCTTCAACTTCATGATGTTATCCATCACGATTTAAAACCCCAGAATATTGTCTATAATGAAGACAAAAATCGTATTAATTATATTGATTTTGGAATGATGAAAAAAAAATCATATATTATTGATCAGGTAGAAGGCAGAGGTTATTGGTTGACACAGTTTCATTGGTCATTCCCACCCGAACTAGGGTATTTGAATCGTGCCTATTACAACAAAATCTGGATAAAAAGTGCGAGTGAAAGAAAACAACATGTTACTAAATTAATCGAACAATTAAAATCTGAAGGGAATGATAAAATGACACACGATGCAAGGGCAATTTCGACATTTCTTTCCGAAACGCAGTGCGGTTCAAAACAGTTTTGTTATCGAAATTTTAATGAATACATGAACGATTATTTAATTACATTAGATACAATAAAAGAAACGAGTCGCAATGATTTCATTGAAAAATCCTATGATAGTGTTGATATTTATGGTTTAGGTTTGTCTTTCATGACGGTTTTAAATCGTACTTCTCGATTCATTGGAAACGAATTTGCAAAAGATCTTGCAGAATTGTTTTATAAAATGTATCATCCGAATTTAAATTTACGTTTAACGATTTCAGAAGGAATTGTTTTATATGAAAAACTATTAGAAGAGCATATTTTGAAAAAACAAAAGAAACAATTTCGCGATCATAAAATTGTACAAGAAACAGAGTCCAAGAAAAATTTAGACAAAGAATTGAAAAAAACAAATTATAGTGATGTTACATTATCCGAAAAACAATTGGTAAAACTTACACTTGATCCCGTGAAAGTATGTCCTGAAGGAAAGGAGTTTAATCCCATTACAAAACGTTGCAATAAAAAATGCAAACATGGCGTTGAACGGGATAGTTCTTTTAAATGTAAAAAAACCATTCGAATACGTTGTCCTCGTGGAAAAGAACGCAACCCTTCGACAAAACGATGTATTATTAAATGTAAAACTGGATATAAACGAAACCTTTTGACAAAACGGTGTCTTATTAAATGCAAACCTGGATATAAACGAAATAAACAATTTAAATGTACTAAGACGCGGAAAAAAATGCCTTCTATGGTTTCAGTTAATTTATAACAAAATTGAATTGAAATATGTAGAATGAAACAATATAAAATCTTATTAATAATATATTAGTAATCAATGTCCGCCGTTATTATTAAAAGACCTAAAAATAAAGAGGGGAGAAAAGAAGGAGAAAATAAGATATATGGTGTTTATTTAAAGTCATTATTGGAACGCAAAGTATGTTTAAATATTACTGAAATTGGAAAAAATGTCAAGAATAATTTAGAAAAGAAATTAGAATTTTCCATGGGAGGAAAGTGCGTGAATGAAGGGTTTATTCGTCCTAAATCAATCAAAATTATGAATTACTCAAGTGGAAATGTTAATTCAGATGTTATCGAATTTAATGTGGTGATCGATTGTATGGTTTGTCTCCCAGTTGAAGGAATGGTAGTTGAATGTATTTGTAAAACAATTACAAAGGCCGGCATACATGCACAAGTAATTGATGATGAGAAAAACATTCCGATTACTCTATTTATTGCGCGTGATCATCATTATCTGGATAATAAATTTAGCGAAATTAAAGAGGGCGAAAAAATTACGTCTCGTGTTATTGGGATTCGTTATGAACTTGATGATGATTTTATTTGTGCAATCGGCAAGTTGATTTAAACCTTTGGTATTTTAAAATATTCTATGTATATTTTTTTACATATATATTCAAGTGTGAATTGAAATGTTATTTAAACAATTAATAAGTGTTTAAATTACATTATTTATATATGAATAAGTTATATATAATGTCTGGTAATGTTGCAAATTTCAAACAATTGGGGACAACCGGTCCGCAAGGACCGCAAGGCATCCAGGGACCAGTGGGTTTGCAAGGAAACCCTGGACTAACAGGAGCAATTGGTAGAAATGGACCAGCTGGTCGTTCTGGTCAAATTACAATAGGTGGAGTTTCCGGTGTAGAACCTACTGGGTCTGGTTCTTCACAAGATTATGGTACAGCAACGGTTACAACAACCGGTTCTTCATCAGACACAACTATCTCGTTTGGAATACCGACGGGTCTTACGGGTCCTGCTCCAAATTTACTTATAGGGACTATTACTGATGTTCGACCAAATGGAGTAGTTCCTAACCAATCCTATGGAAATGCAACGGTTTCTTTTACTGAAAGCGGAAATGATACATATAATTTAAATCTTGCAGTACCAACTGGTCTTACCGGTGATACCGGTGCTACGGGCCCACCTATCACGGTTGGTGCTGTTAGTACTACTACAATTGATCCACCTGGTGTAGCAGCGGTGACAATCACACCAGCTGGTGCGACATATGATTTCGCTTTTGTAATACCAAAAGGAAATACAGGGTCTATTGACGAGATTGGTTCGGATCTTGTACCTGATATTACGAATTTGTGGTCTCTTGGAACAACCGCTAAATTCTTTAAAGATGGTTATTTTTCTGGAAATTTAGTTTTTAGTAAAACGAATAATCTTACATTAAGTGTTTCGACACAGGCAACGGGTATTGCTACACTAAGTATTCCTGATTTGGGAGGAAATGGCGGAAATATTGTTGTTCATAATTTAGCACAAACATTAACAAATAAAACACTTACAACACCTCAAATTAATGACTCATCAAGTGACCATCAATATGTATT